CTAGACAACCTATATTGAGAATGGTTCCCATTAAGCGGTGATGCGACACGCCGGGCCGGTTTGACTTGTGTTGTGATGTGTGCTACGTGGAAGTGCACGCGGTGAAGCGGTGCGTTTGTGACGTGTCGTGTTTTACGGTGTGTTATTATATATAAGTGTCGGTTTCGATGAAAGGAAAAAATAAAATGTTTAAAGTTAACGCTTATGTAACCGAGATTGAACCTGATAATTTTTACGAAGTCGATGTCGATGACTTGTTTAAAATCACGGTGGCTGATTGTGGTACCGTCGATGATAGTGTAGTCACGTTTACATCGGCTCTTACTACGGTTCTTGAAATTATGTATGGTGATTGTGATTTTGATTTCGTGTGTCGTAGTGATAAAGTTGGTGTTTGTCGTTCATATGTTGTCACAATTGACGATGATGAATGATATATAAACAACAAAAAGCCCCGGTGTTTGCCGGGGCTTTTGTTATATGCCGTATAGGGGTAGTGTGCAATTAACTAATGTTTGTATGCTAGTTGAGGTTGTGATATTTGAATTGAAGTGTGCTACTGCCTCTAACACTGGGATGTGATCGGAATTTACACGGCATTGCAGATATCCGATTGAGCTGTAAAAATATGAGCTTGTGTATACTGTATTAGGTATGTAAATTGTCTTATTGAATCGCATGAATTTAGGCAACGTTATTAGCGTTGCCGTTCCGTTTTGCGTGCCATAACCGGTGTCGGTTTCCTTGAAAGTGTAGTTCAAGCGACCTTGTAATGTTATTGTGTTTTGCTGACATTGAACGTTTAGAGTTGAATCGACCGACGAATACGACGTTAAATCCCAAACGTAGTTGGAATCTTCGTATGTGATTGCACCGCCTAATAGTGTGTTTAAGATTTGTCCGGCTATGTATGCGTATCCTTTTGTGTTAGGGTGTACACGGTCATCTGCTTGCATGGTTATGTTGGTTGATATTAGCCGCCAGCCGTCTATTGTGGCGCAATTTTGTCGCTGCATGTATTGTATCATGTCGCGATAGTATGGAATGCGGTTTATGATGCCAATGCCGCCTAGCGCGTGTTTGTCGTATTCTAGGTTTCCTGATACGCCTATTATTGCCATGATTTTGGCGTTAGGGAATGCGGTGCGTAGTGTGGTCAGGCATGTTTCTGCGTTAGTTTTCGCTGTGGTGTCGGGTGCCGTTTTGTTGTCGTTTACACCGCCTGAAATAAATATGAGTCGTACTTTAGTGTGGTCGAATCGAGTGTCATTTGCGGCGGTTTGTGCTTGCAAATCGAAGCGTCCTTTTTCGGATTGCCCGTTTGCTGTGAATCCGCTTCCGCCGACTGCGTAATTGTGTTGTTCCGCGTGGAAGTAGTCGCATATTTTTGTCGTCCAGCGATCAGTGGCGGGCGTGGTTGCGCCGTATCCTTGCGTGGTTGAATCGCCTATGAAGACGATTGGCGTGTTTTCTATGGTTTGTACGGTTGTGTTTTCTATGGTTTGTACGGTTGTGTTTAGGGTTGCTATATCTTGCTTGTTCGTTGTCGTTTGTGTTTGCACATCGTTTATACGCGCGTCATGTTGTGCTATATCTTGCTTGTTCGTTGTCGTTTGTGTTTGCACATCGTTTATACGCGCGTCATGTTGTGCTATATCTTGCTTGTTCGTTGTCGTTTGTGTTTGCACATCGTTTATACGCGCGTCATATTGTGCTACCTCGTTGCGATATGCTTCTACTTGTGCGTTGTAGTTTCCGGTGAGTGCCCAATATTCGTTGTTGTTTATGTCGATTCCGGCGGGCACGTATTGCCGTGAGGTGTATGAGTTGCCGTCGTGCAGTACGATGGTTAGCGGCTCGTAGGTTTTAGTGTTGTTCCATTCCGCGGGATTTGCGAATAGGGGTACGTATCGCGCGCCGATGTATTGGCGGACGGGTGTGTTTGCCATTTTATTCTCCCTTGTTATTTTGTGATTGACTGTTCGACGGGTTGTGCGTCGGAGTCCACGTCGTAAGACAATATAAGTCTACCGTATTCAGGTGTGCCGTATTGCATTCCGGTATCGAACACTATTTGCTTCCATGATTCCGGAATGTAGGCCACGAAATATCCATCCAAGGTGAGACCGAAGTACACCGTTTTTATGGCTTCACCGATTATGTTGGGCATGTTTTCTTGCACCCAATCATATATCTGTTGATAGTAGTAGTCGTTGAAGCCTGATTCCTGAAACTTTTTGAAGATTTCAGTGAGCTGATTCACCGCTTGCGCGGTTTCGTTTTCTTTGTCGGCCAATGCGTCCGCGTAGTGGCGCAGTTTGTCGTATTCGCAGCAGAGGTATTTTACTATTTCCTCTTGGCTTTTCGCATTCCAGTAGAATTTCGGAATCGTTGGGGTGTATGCATATAATGCATAAAATGGCATTAACGCTATAATGTTCGGAAACATGTTATTCTTCCTTTCGTTAGTAATTGTTCAGGTTGACCGTCCACAATGGGCTGAAACATTCCTCCAGGTGGTCTAATAGCAGCACGTCTATATCGACGTAATCGCCTTGCTTGATATGTGCGATTTTATCCATAAAATTGCCGTTGACCACTGTTTCATATTGGTTGTCGGTCGCGTTGCTTGCGTAATCCTGATTTTCGGCCAATTGCGTGGCTGGAAAATCGGAGAACACCGTGCGCATTTTATGCCATGTGTCCATATCGGAAAGCATGATACCTGGATTGCCGTCTACCGCTGCGTACAATGGTTTCAGGACGGGCATTATTTCATCTATCAACCGTAGGAAATGCCGTTTCCATCGGCTCGCTGGCAACACGCCTATCTCGCGATCAGAGTAACGGTTTTCGATTTTACGACAACAACGCACGTATTGCGCGTCATCGTATGCGCTTTCGCGCCATGACCATTCATCTGAAGTCCAGTCGATGCCGCCGGGAACCAACAGCTCGCCCAACGTGATTGTCATCACTTGATGATATTCGTCATTGGTGTCGTTTGGAATATAATGCGGAAAATCGGTATCAAGATTCATCGTTGTCCGCCTGTTCCTCAATGTCGGTAAGGTAATTGTAGTTTCGGCTTATGTTGTCTTCGTTCCATACCACTTGTATCGGCTCTTTCAGATATTTCGCAAACCTTGTGTTGAGAATGTCGCACGCGGCGCGGCGTTCCTCAAGTTCGCTTAGCGCGCGTAGGTCGGTCGGTTCGCCGTAATCGTTTATTTCGTCGGCGGTCTGCCGTTCCATTTTCAACGGAAGATTTTTAATGCCCAAAGCTTGATAGAACGCGTTCCAAGTGTTTTGTATATCGTTCTGCAATTCCATGCCGATATATTCGACATTGGTTTTCAGCACGTTTGCTTTCATGGAATCGGTGAAACCCGGTGTCGCCATGATAGCCATTTCACCGCCTGAGATTTGCTTGATGACGTTTACGCCCGCGGTTTGCTGTCCGGCCGGAACCTCCAATATGAACGGTGTTTTCTGATTGAAACGATTCTGCCGCCGCGTCATGTACAGATCCTCTATCTCATGCGCGAAAAACTCAATCGTCGGAATAAGCGGCGTGCGCGCGCGGTTCGCGTAAATGAAAACACCATTGGAATTGTTAACCGGGAAACGCCATCCGTTGATGCCGTAACTATCCCATTTCTTGGGTTTGTAATAGACGTTGAAATTCGATGTAGTCACCGCCTGCGTGCTGAAAAACACGCCCGGTTTGCTATGCGGGAACGCGATCGTGGCGTAACCGAAATACAGTAGATTGTATTCAAGAAACCATGCATCGCATGTTTTCGGTAGATTCAGCCACTTGAAACGAGACAGCGCGATATTCAGCATTTGAGAGTACGCCATCGAATACGCTTGCGAGTTGAGCGCTTCGGATTGTTGCCACACCGGCGCGCCGCGTTCGCCCATTTCCGCACGTGTCAACGGCCTTTTGTGCGTGCGTTTACGTCCCATATTTTTCCGCCTTATAGATTGTCGTGTGTGAAGTCGCCGCCGACTTCCTCGGGTTTCGTCCATATTGTAACACCGGCGTTGAAAATATCCCTGATCGTCTGCAATTGCTCGTTTTGCGCAAGCGGGCATGTTGCCCATATGTCCGCGCTCTGCCAATACGTGAAATGTCTGCAAGGCGTCAACGATGGCCTGTTGTAGAGTTTGTTGCTTGCGATGCCGTAGCGCAGCATGTAATCGCCCGCCGCCGCTATCGCGCCGTTGTCTTCGGTGACTATTTTCACGGTCATGGTGTCAAGCCCCGTGGCCTGTCCGAAGTTGTCGCCGCCATACGTGCCAACGGGTTGCGCGGCATGGTTGAGCAAGTCGCGCCAGGCGGCCGACACGTTTGATCGCGTGTTGGTCATCACGTTTTTTGCGTTCGTGACATTAGTGTCGCGTGAGCGTGCCGCGTTCGCGTTAGACGTGTTCACATTGTTATTGTTTATTTCGGTTGTCGCGTCCGTCGCTAGCTTTGTCAGGTTAGTCGCTTGCGTGTTTGCGCGGGCGGTGGTGCTTGCCGCCTGTGTTTTCGCGTGCGCGGTCTGTTCCGTATTGGTGGCTTGCGCCTGTTTTTGCTTGAAATTCGCGACGTCGTTCGCGGTCGCGTTGAGCTCCCTATTATTCGAGATGGCCATGCCTGTGTTGTAGCCTTGCAGAGCCGCGCTGCCAACCGCCATCGCTCCCGCGGCGATCGGCGCGGCGGCACCGCCGGTCGCGATTGTCAGGGCGGCACCGCCGACCGCGCCCACCATGCTTGTGACCGATGTAATCGCGGAATTTTGCGAGCCCTCGATGAACGCCTTATTCATCAGGGTCGTATCATTGCCGTAATCGCTATAGATTTTTATGTTTGTGCTTGTTAAATCGTCATCCAGTCTGGTGTTGGAATATGTCAGCATGTCGTTGCGCGTGTTGTTGTTTTCCGTGGTGATGGCGTTATCACGTATGACACCACGTGCCGTATTGGCAACGCTCGTCGCGTTCGTTGCGCTAACGTTGGCTTTCGCCGTGTTCGCGGAACGCGCGCCGTTTTCGTAGGCGATTATGGCGTTTTCACGCGCTTGCGCGACTTCCCTGTTATATGCGTCGGCGCGGTGCGCGTCGATCGCGCGACGTTGCAACGCGTATGTCGGTATGTCGTGCGATATGAGTGTTTTGAGTATGTCCGCGTCCGGCACGTCGGCGGTAATGCTAGTGCCGTCGATCGCGTTAACGGTAATGGACGTATCGCCGTCGCTTCCGATTCCGTCAAGCCACGCGATTTGACGCAATATCGGATAGCTAAGGGATGTGACAGTTTGTACCGAGAGCCGGCCGCAGTCCGCTATTTCGACGCGGTTTTTATTGCCGATGTTGTCGGATATTTCCAAGTGCGCATAAGGGGCTAGATATAGTCGTGTTATTCGCGCGTATTCGATGGAGTATCCGAAATCGTCTATAGTCAGATTAATATCGGATAGTTTCGTTCGTGTCCCGCTGACCGTGCGCCATTCGATCCCGTTGACCGTCACGACGCTACCAAATCGCATCATGGTCGCGGTGGCTACGAATACCGCTGTGATCTGGGACGTTATATGTGGATAATAGGCGAAAAGCGTGTCGAAATAATCACTCGATATCTTGGATGATTCGAGCGCATACACGGTCACGTTGCTTGCGGTGAGATTATCGATTGAATTGTATGACGTGCCTACGCCGGTGACGTTCGCCGTGGAAACGTTTCCGGCACCCCATGCGAAACCCGTCACCGTGCCGTCGTTGTCGCTGTATGTCGGGTCGCTGTCCGTAATGTTCGAGCCGCGTATGCCGCTCATGGTTTGCAGTTGTTCGGCTGAAAACGTCGCGGCCACACAGATGTATCTTGCGCCGTTCTGCAGGTTGAACGGCGTGCTTTTCCTGACATTCGATGCGGCATTGCCATAGTCGACATCGGGCAGCGTGAAATCACGGCAGTTCGCGCGCGGGTTTTCCAAGAGTCGCGCCGGTGTCGTCTCGGTGAGCGGCGCGTGCCCGCGTGACAGCAGCAACCCGTTGATTGTGGTGTTGTTGATGTAGTCCGTCCATACGTCGCGCATAAGCGTGCATGTTGTCGTGTTCGGCGCTTCCGCGCGCACGGAAGTGATGAAAAAATGATAGCGTGTCTGCACGTCGGTTTTCTGATACGGCGTGTTGATAATGTCATGCGAAAAGTCAACGACAATGTAATTACACTGTTGCGCCGTCATGTAGGGTACGGGCAATTTTATGCCGTCCGCGTCGGCGCGTGCGATATACATGTTAGTCGTGAGCTTGACGGTTTCCCCATCCAAACCGTCGAACCATGCGTCGCGTGCGGTGTCATCGGGGAATTTCACGACATCATGGTAGTCGTCGAGCCATTTCACCCGGCACAGTTTGATCCTGGTATTGGGTGTCCATACGTTATAGTCGAAAGTGTTGCGGTATTGTGCGTATACGCGCGCATCATCGCCGGGAAACGGCGTCGTGTCTCGCAGGTGGGGAAAATCCATATTCATGCCTTTCTACTATGAAAAATGGGTGATGTTTCACGTGAAACATCACCCATTCTAATCGGTTCCGATCATTCGACGGTGAACGTGCAAGTCGCCTTGTGTTCCGTGGTCTCGCCGTTCGGATTGACATACGTGGCCGTGCCCGTCACGGTGATGACGTCACCGGCCACAAGACCATCACGCTGGACATGCAGGCGCGCCTGATCGTCCACGAACGTATTGACGTTGAGGTCGAACGCCGCGCCGGCGGTCTTGCCCGCGGCGGCGTGCGTGGCCGCGATCTCGTACGTAGCCGCGTCCGGCGCAACCTCGATGGCGGTGCCCGTCGGCGTTACGGTGGCGGTGAGCTTCGGCGTGAGCTGCATCACGTCGCCCGCCTTGACGGTGCCCGTGTCCGGGGTCAGCGTGAAGCCGGTCACGGTCTGCGTCACAACATTGATGGATGTGCCCGCATCGGTGGTGAACAAGGCGCACGGCGTGAACGGCGACACGCCATAAATGCCCCAATGGTTGAGATACATTGTGTTGGTCAACGTCTGGGGATTGTAGAACTGCGTGGTGCCGTACATGGTATCGCGCACCTGATACCAATCGGTCGACACGAGCAACGCTACGGCACCCTCGATGCCAAGGCTCGGCACCTGGATTATACGATACGGCACTTCGGCCTTGTCCAGCTGGAAAACCGCCGACAACGCATCGACGTCCAAGCTTGCGAGATATTCCGGCTCGACCAACAACACCATTTGCCGCGGGTCCGCGTAAGCCGGAATATCGTTGACGTTCAACGCGTTGTACTGCGTTGACGGGAATTGCATACGTCCCGCGGTGGAACGCAATGCCTTGAGCAACGTTTTGGCGGTCGTTTCGTCGTTCGGCACCGCGTCGAGATGCACCTTGTAGAAACCAAGATTCTGCTCATAATGGCGAATCAGCGCAAGCATGATATTCATCTCGTCGTAATTATCGGAATTACGGGGCGTTTCCATGATCTGCGCAATGAATCGATTTAGCCCGAAGTCGTCCACGAAAGCCTGACGCAGTTCATCGTCAGTCCATGAGATCGGGTATTGGTCACGCCGGTTCATCTCATAGAACCACACCGCGGCTTCGGGACGGTGCATCTTGAGCAAGTCTTCCGCATCATCCTTGTAGCCGTGCGCCTTGATCCACTTGACGGCGATCTCCTGCACAGTCGAACCCCAGTACAAGTTTTCCTTTTTGAAAATCGACAACGGATTTTCAAACGGTGCGTTCTGCGCCATAACGGTGAGCCCGATACGATTGACCATGTTCCAAACACAATCATTCAAATACTGTCGATTCATCGGATCGAACAAGTAGCGCATCGTGTTCGCCACACCGGTTTGCGTCGCGCTCGGAACACGCTGCTGATAATCGTCCGTACCCTTGGCACGCACCTTATCCAAAATCGTCGCATTGTCTACAGCCATAATATCTCCTATTCGTTTACGTCAGAGCGTGTAATCGAGATTTTCCAAGTCGTCCGCCGCCGCTTCCGCGATGGCGTCCGCAACGTCGTCGTTTTCCTTGACGGTCGCGCCGTTTTCGACCATCTGCGCCACGGAATCGGTGAAATTGTCATAGATGCCGTCTATACGTTCGTTCATCGCGTCGATCTTGTCCAGCACGCGCGCGAGCATGTCGCGGAGGTCGTCGAACTCGCCCGTGCGGTGGGCTTCATCGGGGGTGAGGTCGTCGCGTTCGGCGTCGTCCCTTTCCTCGGTGGTTTCATCATCCATGTTCGGTGTCCTTTCATATATGAAAAAAGCCGTACCGGTATGTGACCGGTACGGCTCAAGAATAGCATACTCGCGACATGCTCCATAGCGGTGGTCGGCGCGCTTTTCCCTCACGGCCGCATCGTCGCCGGAGTCAACCGTGGTTATCGATGATGCGTTTTAGCGATACCACTATGGCACCTCACGTATGCCGTGTTTATTTTACACCGAAATTCTTGAGCATTTCGAACATGGCGCGTTGCGTTTCCACCATGTCATATCTCAGATAGCCTAACGCGTAATACGATGTAAGGTTTTTAATCAACTCTTTTGCCATATTCGCAGTGAGGTAGTTCAGTCTGTTATCATCTCGTGTGATCGCAAAATATGGCACATGTGCGCCGCCGTCGTATTTCGATGATATGAAGACGTATCCGCATCGTAGATCGACATACACCCCATATTCTTGCCGAAACCAGCGGAACACATAAGTGAGTCTCGCGTGCTTATGCGGTTTTTCGATAAAATCGGTATCAAATTGCCGAAACTTGTTTTTCGCCGTCATATCATCATTGTTTTTCAGCATACGCCCCGCAACGGTGTTCTTTGCCTTTTGCTCGGCATAGTCATCGTCTCGCACGTAGTCGAACAGACATGTCTTGCCGTCAAGCCATTGCAGCCCATACTCGGGATTAAGGGGCACTTCATAACGTCGAAAATACGGATTGAACGCGTCGCAGGCGTTACCCAAAAGGAATACTCTCGGCTTACGCAGTTCGGTATCGTCGGCACGCTCGCGCGTCACGGTATCCACGATTTTCGCCAATTGCTCGAACTCGTTTTTCAAATACGTATGATATCTATCGTCATTATCGATGATGAATTCATCCATGCAAATATTGCGCACGCCCACGTATGTGCTTTTCTTTTTTCGCTGTTGCATGGTCAAGGGTATAAAATAACCGCATATCCGCCACGGGTTTTCTTTTTTGCCGGTTTTCTTCCGTCGTATTTCAGCCGTTTTATTTGTTGTGCGAAATTCATAATCGGGAAAAATATTATCCTTTATAATACGGTCGAAATAGTCTGCGGCGACATCGTTGTTTTCCTCACGAAAACGGGCGATTTCCGCAAAACAATACCCGTTTTTCAAATAATCCTCTATCATGTATTTTCTCATACCGTAGGTTTTACCCAAACCGCGTGCGCCGATAATCATGTTAACGTCTGCGTTTCGTGGCAATATTACGGTTTTAAGCCTGTCGTAATAATATTTCGCCATCAATGCTCACAATCTTGGGCTTTCCATCCTGCATGACCAATTCGCGCGGAGTCGTCTCCACATTCCGATTATAGACGTTCCGCAGATACGCGATGTTCTCCCCGTTGGCTTGCTTGTCCGATTCGCCGAGCCACCTGCCGGACGGGTACAGCGCGATCGCCTCGGGCGCGTCAACACGTGCCGTTTCGCCACGGTAATCCGTCACCGTCCCCACATACCGGTCCCACACATGCGGTCGGCTGCGTTGCAACGTGTGGCAAATCTCATAATCTACCAACACGTCATAGCCGAGCGACATTTGCACGGCCTCCGCGAAACCGTGCCCCGCGCGCATGATGTCGGCTATAAAATCCTCTATGGTGTACATGCCATCCGGTCGCGGGAGTCCCGCGCAAGTGACATGCACGCGCCCGCCCGCATCCAGGCTCACGCGTGCCTTGTTCCACAATTCCACATGTTCGGCGTACCGAGTTGCGCCGCCGCAGTCCTCCACCTCGAATTTTCCGATATGTTCCAGCGTGGACGCCATATCGGGCGCGGTGGTTCGGACGCGCCGCATGGTAATGTTGATAGCGTTTTCTATCGCGGTGTGCAGCGGTTCGAGCGCGTCCAATAGTTCCGTGTCGGTCACGTCATCGGCGCAGCTGATTTTCAGGCTGTCGGTATCGCCGCCCGTGACCGTGACGCGATCACCGAAATGCCGATATAGCAGCGTCATGGCTATCAGCAAGTGCATTCTGCTACCCGCTACAATTCGCATACCATAAGTGTAGAGCACACGCGGTGTCTTCGGACGTTTTTTCGCGAAATTCTCGGGAGTGCATACCGTGGTTTTATCGACTTCAAGCTCGCCGGTTTCCGTCACGCGGTAATCGGCTTTCATGACGTCTTGCGCCTGAGTGCCGTAGATCCCGTTAAATTGGCCTTTAACGGTGCTGCCGTAATAGGATTGCAGAAATTTCATGCTCAACGTACCCGCCTTAACGTCGCGTGCGATTCCTTCGGGTATCGATTCAGGGATATCGTCCGCGTATGGCACGCCTTCGGTGTAGCCCTTGATAAGGTTTTTCACGTCGGTTTTCCGCGCGAAAAGCATATTCGATTGCAAAGTGACGTAATCCGGTGGGATTATGGTTTTAGTGGTGCTTTCGCCGTACAGCACTTGCATTTCGTCATAGTTATACACCTGTCCGATATTCCACAGTTCGACTTCGTTCACGTGCAGCACGCATTCGTCCGCCCGGTACAGTTTGCCGAACGCGTATATCGGGTTTATTGCCGAGTCTATATAACCGTGCGCGCGAATACTGTTATCTTGTGTCTTCGCTCTCTCGTTATTGCTGTAATCGGTGCCCGCGCGTAGCGTCCGCACGAATTTCGAGCGCGGACAGATCGCTATACCCCAAGCGTCGAAACACGTACCCTTGCGCAATCGCAAATTAATAAACCGCACGGCGACATGCACCCCGGTTCTGAATGGGTCATCGTAATGTGCCATCACGTCGGTAAGCGGCGTGGTAATTATGTTTTCGCACGCGATTTGCAGCAATTCCGCCGGTGTCGGCGCGAATTTCACCGGCAGGCGACGCCCATTAATGAAAGCGTGATGCATCGACGTCACATCCAGGGACGCGACGTTATCCACGACAACGCTAGCGGTTTTCGCGCTCGTAAACGTCAATCCGCCACGGAAACACGCCTTTCGCAATGCATAGGACTCATAGTTTTTCGGAAACTCTTGATTACAAGTCAGTTCGAAAGCGCGTTGAAGCGTCATCCGCTTACCGCTCCGCAACGTGACGCGTCGCCCGCCGATCTCACGCCGCGCCATCTGCCGCACAAGCGACGTCTTGGTAAGCACGCGACATCCCAGCATGTCCGGCGTGAGCCAATGGTTCGCGCGCAAGAGCCATTGCAGATATTGCGGTATCACCTGCACATCACGGCGCGCGTAAAACAGTTCTTCATCGGTCAAAGGCGTTTCCGGTGTGCGAATACGCGTGTAGTCCCAGTCGCCCACGGCCTTCGGCAGTCCGCACGTCTCGCCCATTGCGCGCAGTCCGCCCATTTCCAAATAAAACGTGTCCCAGAACCGGCACACCACGTCGCCGCCCACGCACAAGTCAAGCGTATACACGCTAGTCGCCGTCTGCGCATTAGCGGCGATCGTATACGACTGCGCCAATTCCAACATGAGAGTCTGCATGTCGAACATGAGATTATATGCCGCGATTATCGGAACATAACCGTGCGCACGCCCATATTCGATAAGATCATCAATATACGATAGCGCTTCGGACGTGCGCCGGTAAAAACGTACATCGTCCGTATCGGGCGTGTACGATTCCAACGGCATATCGCGTAAATCGTTGAAAATGTATAATATCGGATATGCGCGCGTTTCGGCACCATCGCCAATGTTCGTGGTTTCGGTGTCGAATATCGCAGCCACCCGGAAGTCTTTACGTTCTTTCATCGCACTACGTCGGGTGTCACCGCGATAAGCCAAATCGGACTGCCGCCGTCAACGTCCGTAGCGTCCTCCAAGTCGCCCGTATGCATTTTCATGTTTTCGGCGTATTGCAGCGCTTTCTCATTGCGCTTCATGATAGTGTCAAAAAGTTCACTTAAGGAATTAGCGCCATACGCTCGCATGATGGCTTCAAGTCGTTTATCCGGGGGGATATTAGGTTTCTGCCATATGTTTTGTGTGTATCGCCAAAACACCTTGACTTTTTCTCGACCAAAATCACCCAGCGCGCTCGGCATTCCCTTGGATGCCACGCGCATTTCCTCACGAAAAATGTTGAAAGAGCGCGCACGTTCTTTCGCGCGCCCCCTGCCGCCGCGCACCTCGCTCACCTGTTGCACTAGTTTGTCGGCGGCTTCGTTCGCACGCCGATATAGTTCGTCACGTATGGCGCTATTTCGCACGCGGGCGACATACGTGTGCCGCAGCTGCTTTTCAAGCCGTTGAATGTAAGCCCGCCGCGCGCGCGCCTCGCTTTCGGGCATGGTGTCGGTAATGCTTTTTTCCAGGCTATTTATCGCGCGACGCACACGCTTGCGTTTCGCGGTCAATACGTCGGCTCGTTTATGCGGTCTAGGCATGTTCACCACCTTATAAAAAAAGTGCCATATTGTGTATGGCACTTTCTTTTTTTCTCAATCAGACATCACTTGATCTCAAGCGATTTCGTGGAACGGCCACCACCAAGCGGTGTCTGCTTAACCGCGACTGTGATGCCGTCCGGCGCGTTGAAATCGGGGAACATATCGTAGATATCCAGCACGCTGTGATAGATTCCCTGGGACTGACTGAAATACGTCTTGCCGTCCTTTCCGAAAAGATAGACGTTCGCGCACTTCTGACCGGTCTGAGAACGGACGCCCGGCGCGATATAAGCGCCGATAACCGCCAATGGTTCCGCGCCGCGAGCGCTCAGCGACAACGCGCTGTTACGTGCGTTGACGATGGCGCGTTTTCCCTCGAACGTGCTGTCATCCATCGTGCAAATATAACGAAAGTTGTCAGCGGTGTTCTGCGCGGTTTCATTCGCGGTGGTTTCGTTCATCTGTTCGTTTTCATCGTTCATTTCGATTCCTTTCAGAATTCAATATCTTTGTCGTTGTCGGTGCCGGTGCCGGGGCCGGTTACGTCAGTTGAGACGCGTTCGGCATGTTCGATGAACGTTTCAACGTCCATCACGTACACGGTTTTATTGACCGTAATGTCGTCAACCAACACGTTGACTATACCGACGTCCATAAGCACCTTGACTGCCGTTTCGACGGTGCGAACGTTTCCGGTGGTGTGGAACGTCTGTAGCACGCCATCCCGATCATAGTAGCTTATGGTGCTGTCAGCGATCACCTTTCGTATCTTTCGCATGTTTGTTATCCTTGTATCTGTTTTTTTCTGTCAACCATTTTTGGCGACATAAAAATTTATAACACAAAAATCGGCGTGCGCAAAAAAAGCGACACGCCGATTATTGATATTGATTCTCAATAACGCAAAATCTGACCCGGATAAATCAAACTCGGATTCGACAACCCATTAAGCGCGGCGACCCGCGCCCAATCACCGCCGAAAATCGACCACAAAGACTCGCCGGACACAACCGTATGCGTACGCGCCACCTCCGGTCGCGCAGCCACAGCACCGCCATAGCACACAGTTTCGCCCGGATAAATCAAAGCCGGATCGCCTGACGCGTACCCGTGCCATGATTGCCACGGCAGCAAGCCCGTGCGCGCGGCAATGCCCGACAACGTGTCACCCGACGCAACCACCACGCAAGCAGACTGCGACGCACTCCCACCGGCGTTCGTTTCCGGCGCGGCCACAACCGCACCGTCGCCGTGCGCGTACGCATCCCACTGCCAACGTTCGCCCCTGAAATAATTCAAGTCCAAACGTCCGGCATAACCCGGTATATGTCCGTTCGACGTGTACTGCCGCATGGCTTCGCCATACGCACCATACAGCCACGGCGTTTCCTGGTATCCGGTAGCAGCCATTGACGCATATTGCGCAACCCACACACCGCAATGCTCACGCACGAACAAGGTAAGTTGCCCCAATGCTGAGGCTTGAACATAGACGATCGGCCACACCCGAGTACGATCATGCACATGTCGCACCCACGTCTCAATCCACGCGCCATTACCAAACTGCGGATTGTCCTGAGATTCCCAGTCCAAAACAAGCACCGCGTTACCGACGTATCCGCGCACGTTATCCACAAAAAAATCGGCTTCCGCGTTCGCGTCACGTCCCATCGCGTAATGGTACACGCCAATGCTTTTGCCGCTGTCCACCGCGCGTCCGAGCTGATAGTTCGCAGCCTGATTCACGCCATTGGCTAAACACATGTTGCTGAAACCGCCCGTGCCCCAAGTGGTTCCCGCCACAACGAAATCAGCGTCCAGCGCATACGTGTCAATATCACACTGCCAATTGCTCACATCAACCCCGCGCATATCCGCATTAGCCGAAGGTGCAACAGTCAGCATTAAGGCACAAACACAAGCTAACGCGCTACGCCATATTCGTATCACCATCATCCCCCCTATTATGCTTGAGCAATGCGATAAGTTCTTCGGTCAGCACATTGTTCTTCGTCATCAGATCATTAAAATCGCTAAAAGTCGTGGCGATAAACCAGCCCATGCCACAGCACGCGACGATCGGAAACCCAACACTCCCGACAACGGTTGCGATCGCACTAATATCCATCAAAAAACACCTCACAAACAAAAAAAGGTCATGACACATCGAATGACATGCCATGACCAAATATATCACAATCGCGTGGCCTATCCGGGAATTGAACCCGGCACGCACATCTTATAAGAATGCCGCTCTAACCACTGAGCTAATAGGCCATCACATCACCCCCCGCCCACAAACCCCGCCGCATCAAATCAACAATATCACGACAACACGCAAACACATAATCAGACACATACGAATCACATTCAAAGCACTTCGCACTAATAACAACGGGCTTGACACGCCGTTCACCACGCACCCTATACCCCTTGACGAAATCACAACTATTACACTTGCAAAACATGGCCAATCACCGATTAACCCGATAGCCTAAACAGACTGCGCCCGGAACATAAAACACGCCATCCTCAAGCACATCCCTAAGCCCGTATGCGTCAATACAATCGACAAACCGAGTTTCAATTAAGCAATCGGACGCAATATCGACAAAATACACGAACACATCATAAATACTATTTACGTTAAAATCAATCGAATTAGCCAACGCTTCAAGATTCATAAAACTCATTTTATTTCTCCCTTTCCCTTGAAGCCGCCCTCAGATGGACAAAACGGAATCAACAATCGTATAGAATCCGGTGCAAAACTCTCTATTGTGTGCGCTGTGAAGTTCCGCACGGCAGCGTTTCGTTAACAGATGTCGGCACTTAACAATCATGGCATATTCACCGCGCGTATAGTATTCATCCAGCAGCAACCACGCGGCATACATGACCCCATCAAGCTTGTTTTCATCAGGCGACCCCCAAACGTTTTGATTGTGTGAATACGTAGTGTTGTACACGTTGGTGAGATACGCATACTCTGCGGAATCAGAATCACAAATATCGGGAAAATTAACTTTAACAAAAGACATTTTATTTTTTCCTTTCATCGAAACCGACACTTATATATAATAACACACCGTAAAACACGACACGTCACAAACGCACCGCTTCACCGCGTGCACTTCCACGTAGCACACATCACAACACAAGTCAAACCGGCCCGGCGTGTCGCATCACCGCTTAATGGGAACCATTCTCAATATAGGTTGTCTAG